AAAAACACATACTTAAAAAAAGATAACAACAATGTCCCCCCCGCCCCTAAAGGGGAGCATCGGGACGCTAACGCGCCCGATAATCCAGTCAGCTTTTCATCTGGCGATGAAGGGGAAGAAGAGGAAGATTTTGAAGGATTGATTCTAAGGCCTCAAAAATCGAATCAAAACTTAGATGGCTACTCCGAGTCTACCGAGTGTAGTAAACAGCCTCTAAAGCCAAAAGAAAACAGTTCTGTGGGGTTATCGCTCGCGTCATCCCTCCTCGCCCGCATCTTGGCCGTCCATCCTAAGTTGAAACCCCCCAAACTTGAGAGCTGGGCGCGTGAGATCGACCTCATGATATCAATAGACAAACGAGAAGCCTTGGATATCGCAGCATTGATTGACTACATCTTTGACCAAGACGCTTTCTGGGTGAATCAGGTTCGTTCCACGGACAGCCTGCGCCGCAACTTCGACAAAATATGGGCCAAAATGCATCCCGCGTCCAACCGTGGCGCATTAATCCAAAAAAACAGATCCATAGCCCACGAGGCCGTGTCCTGCATGAAAATGACTGAGACCGGAAAAACCATGCGGATCACCAATGACTATCTACTAAACATCAAAACGATGGATCAAATACCTTTTGACATAGACTATATCGAATTCAAGGCCAGAATGTGCGCCTCTTTCGGTCTAAAGGAGTATTGATACGGCATGGATCAAAAGGAGGTTCAAAGTTTAACAGCCACCGATCCCTTTCTTTAACGTATTGGAAGAGGGAATTGGGAAAAATCTTTGATTCTAAAAAAAATCTTGATATACTCGCCTTTAAAAGTTAGGTGATTATGCAAGAATTGCCAACATCTTTGAGTTTCCATCACGAAGAATCCGTACTTGATGAAAAAGAAAATACCACTGAAAAAGGGTCTGATTTCTGCGAGGTCGCTATCACTCTGAAAAGCGAAGATCAAAAGCTTGTGTGCAGATATCCTGAGTATCGACTCCTTTCGTGCTCAAAAGACTGCCCCGTCTTGCAAGAACTCGTCTCAAAGTCAATAAAAGCCTTTGCAGGAACTCCTCAGGACATTAGTATAAAAATTAAAGTAGAGTGGTGATCAATGGCCTATCACGCAAAAGCGTTCTCACAGCAAAGCATCGCGATGATCACAAAGGACATCGACGACTTTCTAGTCGCCAATCCTACTTTTGTCCCCATCTCCGTCAGCAATACGCTTGAGGGAGCTGGATACTATGCAATACTTGTATATAGCACCCCGTGAATACTCCCTCAGGATAAGTTATAATGCCAGCTCCAAAAGGTCATCCTTGCTACTTCAAAAATAATGGACGCCCACCGAAGTACGATTTAGAAAAAGAAGCTGCAGATTTGTTAGAATGGTCCCTAAAGCCAGATTCTACTGCAATCTATGAATTCGCTTATAATAAAGAATACTTAGTAGCTCAGTTCGATGAATTCTGTGATAGAAGTGAAACCTTCTCTAAAGCTTACAAAAAGGCTAAAGAAAGAGTTGCAAAGAATAGAGCTGATAAGTGTAGTAAAAATGAGATGAATTATGGAGTTTGGGCAAAAAGCGCTGCGATTTATGACCACCTCCTAAGACAGCACAATCGAGAAGAAGTCGAGCACAAGATCGATTACGAAGTGATGAAGAAATTGCCAAACTCTACTCCACAGAATGAAGCTGTGGTTGCTTTAGTGGAGAAGCTTGCTGAGGAAAACGCTGTCCTAAGAAAAGAACTCAGAGAAATGAAAGAAAAAAGTGTTCAGTGAAAAGCAGATCTTGAGCATTCATGAATCAACCAGGCGTCTGAATATTTGGGTAGGCGCCATACGGTCAGGAAAAACATACGCCTCCATCTGGAGGTTCGTTAAATTTCTTCGCAATGGTCCTCCTGGCGATGTGATGATAGTGGGTGTGAACCGAACCACAATCCAACGAAACGTCCTAAATGACTTGTATAATATCGTAGGTGGAAATCCACCCACCTCTAAATCCACAGAAACGCAACTGTACGGAAGAAATGTCTACTTTGTAGGTGCTCATGATGAAAGCTCAGTTCGTGCCATTCAGGGAGCTACTCTAGCATGCGCATATGTAGATGAGGTGACATGCATCCCTGCTCCATGTTGGAAGATGCTTACCGGAAGGCTAAGCGTCAAAGGAGCGCAGCTCTTTGCTACTTGCAACCCCGAAGGCCCATCACATTGGCTTAAAAAAGACTACATCGACCGATCTAGCGATCTCGACATGGCCGTATTCAACTTCACTCTCGATGACAATCCATCTCTAGACGAATCCTACAAAGAAGCCATTAAAAAGGAATACACAGGCGTTTGGTATCAAAGATTCATCGAGGGAAAGTGGGCATTTGCACATGGGCTGATTTACGATTCATTCGATTATACCAACCTTGTCGATGAACCTAAAAATAATGCGACCTATTACATAGCAGCGGCAGATTTTGGTATATCAAACGCCACCGCATGTGTAGTCGCTGCGGTCAATCCGAAAGTATGGCCCCAAATCACTATCGTTGATGAGTACTATTATGACAGTATTCAAAGAGGCCGTTCCCAAACCGATGCAGAGCTTGCTGATGATGTATATAAGATGCTTCGCTACCGAGGGATTCGAGCGATATACATAGACCCTAGCGCGGCAGGTTTTAAGATGGAGCTTCGCAATAGGAATCTTCCTGTTCTAGACGCTAGTAATGACGTTCTTGAAGGCATTCGATGTGTTTCTAAACTCATCTCTCAAAAAAACCTAGTGATCATGAAAAGTTGCAGAAATCTTATAGACTGTATTCAAAGCTATGTGTGGGATCATAAGGCGGCCGATAAGGGGATAGACAAACCTCTGAAGAAGTTCGATCACCTGGCGGATAGTCTCCGGTATCTGTGTTTTTCTGCATTCCCACGCGGCATCGCAGGACATGCTGATGACCATCGATCTATAGACTCCATCCGAGAAGAGATATACGGAGAGGCTCCATTCTTCGCCGGCGGTTATTAACCTGTAGTCAAAAAAATATTAATAGCAAACGGAATTTGTGCTAACGTCCTATTAATATCAGGATCACGCAGAAAGAATCCTACGAGGTGCACCATCGGATCATACGGAAATTCATACAGCTCTTCCAATTACCTGGATCCAACGGATTCAAAAGGAATGCACATACGCCAGCGCATGGATGCTTTCTATCAGGCTACCTATACTCCAAGCGCAGCGTTCCAGCAGCAAGCGAACATCGATAAGCGCTTCAAGGCAGGAGATCAGAATCTGCAGTCTTTCTGGTATGCCTCTGGATCTTACTATAATCAGAGGCGCTACTTTTTCAACCTTCTTCGTCGTCAATCCAACATGATCTGTGGTTTCCAGCGTAGAAACCGAAAATCCACGGTCACTCTTCCTTTTCAGGAAAATAGCGACGACCTTTGCGATGACTATAACAAAGTTCTCCGATGGTGTGAGGATCGTGACGGATTTCAGGAGTATTTTTCCCAATCATTCGAGAACTCTACTGACGTAGGCATTAACCTACTTCACCTTTACCCCGACTATACCTTAGATCCTGTATCAGGAGATTTATTCACCGATAGCGTCTCATTTCAGAACTTCATCATCGATCCATACTTTAGAAAAATGGATCTATCGGACTGCAATGGAATTTGGCGTAGACGATGGGTGTCAAAGCAAGAAGCGATGAATCTAGCCCCTGAATATAAAGACCAAATAAATAAGATGCGAGCTACCGGACTTAAAGACGGTCGATTTCCTCTTCAAGCAGAGCTCATCAATCTCGATACTAACAATCTGTTCACGTGGGACGAATTTTACTACAAAGACACACGTGAAGCGAACGTTATACTAGATCCTATCACTGAAGAATCGGCTATTTTCGATGCAGATGACGATGAGATAAAAGAGATCCTCAATGAGCAGCCATGGCTTCAGGTGACTAAACAGCAAATCCCAACTGTGCGTATGGCCATTTCTGTGTGTTCTCAGACGATTTACGACGGACCCAATCTTCTAGGCATAGATAGGTACCCTTTTGTCCCCACCCTTTGTTACCACGAACCAGATCTTCAATCGTATGCATGGCGCATCCAGGGCATCATCAGGGGTGCTAGAGACGCGCAGCATCTATACAATATCCGAAAGGTCATAGAACTCGATCTTCTCCAATCTCAGGTTCAAAACGCGTGGGTATATCCGGTCGATGCAGTAGTAGACGCAAAAGCATTCCGTCAAACCGATAACGGATGTGTCATCCCACTAAAAGCAGGCTTTACCCCTGAATCCGTCAAAAGGCTCGATCCACAAGCAATCCCTGAATCAGTCATAGGCTTATCTATGGCCCTATCAGAAGACATTACTCGCATCGTAGGAACCAACGATGAGCTCCTAGGATCTGCAACTGACGACAAAGCCGGTATCTTATCGATGCTTAGGCAGGGAGCAGGACTTACCACTCTTCAAGGCATCTTCGATAAGGCCGATTACTCTCAGAGGCTATATGGCCAGATACGATTAGAAGCTATCATAAAAAACTTCTCAAAACAAAAGGTTCGTCAAATACTCGGTCGAGAGCCTAATGAACGATTCTTCACGGCGTCTTCCCTTAAATACGCCATCCAGGTTGAAGAAGGGAACTATAGCTCGACGCAGCGTCAGACGGAGCTTCAGCAGTTGATCAGTTTCAAACAAATGGGTATGCCAATCCCCGATACATCCATCATGAGAGCCGCCTTCATCACCAACAAGAAGCAGATATCCATGGATATGGAGAAAGCACAGCAACAGCAGATGCAGCAGCAGCAAGCACAAATGGAGCAACAGGCTAAATCAGAGAATGCCAAGACTATGCAGGCTTATGCTAAGTCCCGCGTTGATCTAGCCCACGAAAAAGAGCTTTTAGCTAAATCGGAAGAGCTTGAATCCATGAAGGACCACAATGAGATGAAGTCCACGATGGATCTGGTTCGTACCATGATCGAACTCGAGAATCTAGATATGGATCAGGTTCGTCGATCGTTTGAGATGGCGCAGGCTCTCAAGCAAGCGCAGAAAGCAGAAAATGTCGTATGAGTTCTCTTTGAGCATCGTGAAAATGACAAATGTCATTCTTGTGATGCTGCTCTAATATTCCACGTAGATTCACTTTTTCTGTCGCCTTTGCATAAAAAAATATTTATGATACGTTGAAGTCAACGCAACCATGGTACCAATATGGGAATCAATCCAAAAATGAAAGGCTTCCCTTTCAAAAAAGATCAATCCGAAAAGAAACAACGAGAAGCATCTCCTTCTAACCTAAAATATTCCCCTTCCGAAATGCGAGAAGGCGAGGAATATGATGCTCGATCAGAAGCGCTAGCTGCATACGTTCGAAAAAACAAGGCAAAGTGATGTCAAAAGACAAAGTTAGTCTTTCTTCACAGCATTGGGAAATGAAGTACCATCCTACGGTTAAAAAGGACTCTAAAAAAGCCGTAGGTGAGCAGTTCTCCCCAAAAAAGGGGAAAGATCGGCTTGTGACGTACGAGAAAACCAATGAGTGTGATCACTAAACCTGAAGAGAGAAAGACCGCTGGCGAATTAGCCAACGAAGCTCTCAAGGACACTTCTACATACCATTCAATGGACGTTGCAAATGCGCTTTGCAACGACATCTTAAGGGAAATATGGAAGTGCATCGATGCGCATTACAACGTCATCGATGAGCCAGAATTTTTCATTGTTGTAGTGCTTGCCAACGATTGCCTCATCAAGAATCTGAAGCGACGCAAATTCTACGCGTGGCCATATCTTCCTAAGCCAAGACCTAATCAGTCTGTGTTCCTTTATCGCAAGAAAGATGACGATATTCAAAGGCTGTGGGTGCTTCCTGAGGCAGCGACGATGGCAAACCTTTCAGAGATGCACCAAGTCCCTGAAAAGTGGGCTACCATGAAGCTGTGGAGCGATGCTTTCTTTAAGGGCACATTCTGGCACACCATCCGAAATCAACATGGTATCAATCACCTATCCGAGCATGAGTATCTAAAACTGCACAGGGAAGAACTCATTCAGGCGGGATGCAAGGAGCCCACGTTCGACATCATTGATCCCTTCGACTTTGGAAAGGCTTTTGGAATGGAAGTCGTAAATCCTTTCAAAGCCGAGATTCCTAAGCTTTCTGCTCAAGGAAGAAGAAAGGCAAAGTGAAGAGATCGGCAAGTCCCCAGCCATTATCATGAGAGATTTGTTGTAAGACTCAAATTGTTTTTTGATATTTTCGATATTTTCATTAATATGTTTCTTAAAAACTTCAGGATCAACGGACATGAACTCACCAACAGATCAAGTTGCTACAAAAGAAGTAACACAATCCACAGTTGCAGTGCAACAAACAGAAGCAGAACCTCAAAATCCTGCTGAGGTCAATTGGAAGAATTTCCGGGAAGCTAGGAAAAGAGAACGAGAAGAAAAGCTCCAATTAGAGAGAAAAACTCAAGAGCAAGAAAGTCAGATGGCAGCCATGAAGGCAGCTATGGAGTCTATGATAAAGCCGCAAACAGAGTCTGTGGAATTATCCGATGATGATATCCTAAACCAGAAGGTAGCAAAGGCTCTTCAAGCAGAAAGAGACCGATTCACAACAGAGCAAAGACTGAAAGAACAACAAGAGTTACCCTACAAGATTCGCTCAGTGTTCCCCGACTTTGAGCAGGTATGTTCTCAAGAGAACATGGATTACCTAGATTACCACTATCCCGAGGTTTCTAAAGCGCTTGAATCAATGCCAGATGGGTTTGAAAAGTACGCGACCATCTACAAAGCAGCCAAGCGATTCTTACCCAATACAAACGCTCAGAAAGAAGTGGATAAAGCTAAAGCTAATCTATCAAAGCCTCAGTCTATATCAAAGGTAGGATCAGACGCTTCTATCACTGAAGACTCAAGACGTTATCTAGACGATAAGAGAAGGTCTGACAACTGGTTGAGAATGCAGAAGATAATGCGAGGGTCTTGATTTTCTAGAAAGGCCACCAGACAACTTTTTTGCCATGATCTTCTACCCATTTAGCGTGCCTCTTCATGAAGTCGAGCTCTTCCCTCATTTCCTTGACTTGAGCTTCTAGTCTTTCGATATCGTCATGGTGGGAATAGGTTTTGTAAGATAATGAAGTGCATCCAGCTGCGACAGCTATTGCGATGCACAGGATGCATATTTCTGAAGGTTTCATCGACTCCTCATTTTGTTTAACCGTATATTCAGGCTTTCTATATCTTTGAGCAAATCATCAAGCTCATTTCTATGAGATTTTCGGTCATTGTTTGACTCCCCTCGATTCCATAGAAAAAGGGATATCATGACACCCACGATGGAAAACACTCCGAAACCGATTGCGATCACTATGCTTAGTACTTCTGTGTTTGTCATATACGTATTCTTTTTCGACTATATCATATCAAAAGCTTAGATTTTTAAAAGCTAAAAGAAAATTTTGCTCAAAAACGCCTCCACATAGCAACGTGAGCGGGAAAGCATTTTGTTTTCCCATTCCAAATTAAATAAATTTTTTGTAAAATCAGCTTTGACAGTATCGCACCTCGTCAGTGCATCGGGCTGTGTGCCGCGTTTCGCCTAGCGGACAATTATATTACTAATCCTTATTGGATTATATTATGACAGCATCTACAGGGATTACCACGATAAGCAATCTAGCTCCAGAAATGCCTTTGCAAGCTAGTGAAGACTTATTGTCAACCCCAATGTTTAACCTCATTTTCTCCTTCGGTGCAGATCTGCACTTTGCGGAAGCCTATATGGGCCGCACAGTCCGTCTCAGCCGTTTTGAGAGATTGTCTACTGACGGCGGTCAGCTTGATGGTTCTGGTATTGATCCAGCACCTGAAGTTCCCGTTCGTTCAGATGTAGACGCAACTGTTGAGATCTATGGCAAAACCATAGTGACCAACGAGCAGGTTGCGCTCTTTGAAAATAGCAAAACGTTAACGAAGTTTACCGCTCTCCTTGGTCAGTGGCTGAGAGAGAAGGAAGACCTCTTAATGAGAGACCTTTACGCTAGCTCAGCGTCGTACATTAACTGTACGGGTGGAGTTAACGGTAGAATGATTGCCGTTATAAAATCTTTGGTGATGGACTCGAAACTCGCAGCGTGAAAGACGGCGATAACGAGGCGCAAGCAGGGAAACCATGCAGCGTGAACGTAGCAAGCCCAGAGACCCAGAAATGGGATGCAGTGCTCTGAACAGTCGGGAAACCGATTGAGGGAAGTGCAATAGGCTTCCTCGCCAGTAGGTAACATTTTGTAACCAACTGGTCATAAAGTAACAGAAAAGGATCAACCCTCGGAGATCTCTCGTTCTGATGTGAACAACATCGAGAGGATCTTACTTGGTAACGACGCCAGGTCTATGTTGGAAGTAATCGAAGCCGAAAATAAATTCGGCACGTCTCCAACTAGAGATGCTTTCCTTGCGCTTGCAAGTACGGATATCACATCCGATTTGCAAAACGTATCAGGAGTGCTTCTCAAGAACGCTTATCCTTCACAAGAGGGTCTGCGTCCTGAAGAGTATTGCTCGATTTCGCGCTTTAGATTCTTCGTGTCTTCACGGGGTATCAAAGTTCCGAATTCGTCCATGCTCGGAGCGAACGTTTATAAAGTCCCAATGTTCGGTCAAGCAGCTTAGCCGAATTAAAACCATCTCTAATTGACTCGGAGGCCCGATGGGGTAACGAGGCGCAAGCGAAAGCAGCGTGAGAGACTAAACGAGATGGACTCTGCAAAGAGTATGCAATAGTCCGATCCACTCGAATATATGAAGGAGTGGAGGCTGACAGAAATGATCAGTCCGCTTAAACACCTTTTTGATTTAGGGCTTTGACCTTATGGTAAATGTCATTCTTAAGAAGCAAGATGGAATCTCTCCAAGAATAAAAATCTTTGGCAAGACTTCCTTTTCTCTTCCTGCTGATATCTATAAGTCTAAGAACTTCCTTGGCCTGTTCAGATTTATGAACAAGATGAGGAAGAGTCCTTTTCAAGATTTCTTCGAGATTTTTGCCAGATATATGAAGATCAAGAATGGAACTATGGAGATTGTATCTTCCTTTTTCAAGGAAAAATACATTTCCTCCAAACCGTTCCATCATCCATTTAATAACAGGATATTTTGTGTTTCCACATCTTATATAAGGTCTAAAACACAAATATTTCCCATGTGCTTTTCTTTTATTGATGCATATGCAGCACTCTGCGTCTATAAATCCAGACATATATTGATAGTCAGTTTCAGATGGCTCGATTGTATTTTTCAAAAGATTCATTTCTTTTGGGAAATTTTCGTATGCAGGATTTTGTCCTCTCTGAATTTTTATCAATTTTACAAGTTGATTTCTTTTGCAAGGTTCAAATTCCTTAAAGTTCATGCAAGTCAAGCATTGATCTTTTTTCTCTATAAGAAATGGCAAAATATTTTTAAGAAATCCGTCATTCGGAACGTTTTTCCTGTAAAGGAAAAGTTGTGCTTGGTTTTCGATAATCTTCTTATGTTTATAAATAGAACCACCAAAGTTTTCTTTTATAAAATTAAGACATTTTATTTGTTTTCCACATATCGAAATTTGACAAAGGTAATCTGTACATTTTACTGGAGATATTTTTCTTCTTCTTTCTCTTTTGGAGACGTTCAGAACGAAACTTCCGTCTCCATCTATGTATCCAGCAAGATAAGGAAAAGGTTTATCTTTTTGCATAGGTATATTGTACAGTCATTTAAGTTAAAAAGTAACAGATTGTTAGAAGCCACTTCCAAAATCGAGCAGAACACTTACTCAGCCGTTGTAGGATATCGCCCACCATGGGTTGTATCTTCTGTGGCTCAGAACTGTCAGCTGTACGCTAAGTTTGCACTCGCTCGCGCGATTACAAACCAAAACTGGCTGTCAGGACTTAACTGTACACAAAGACTGTAAAGGAGGGGATCATGTTTACATTGCTAATGCAAGATTCTTTCATTTCTACGGGATCTGCGTACGATATCGATCTTCCAGGTGATTGGAGCTCCATTGAAGTAACAAACGTTACTCAAGCAGGCACTACTCAAACACCAGGAAGAGGCTTTAAATTTGAAGCTGTAAAAGGCGATCCGGAAGGCAGCCAGCTCAGATATTTCAAATCTGATGGTTCTAATGCCGTGAATGTAGATACCGACTCCTCAGGCGGATTTACATATTACGAAAGCTTTCCAGCTCCTGGCCCGCAAGTGTCAGGAACTGCTATCACAGCAGCCAACCCAGCTGTTGTTACCATGACCAACACGTTCTCTAATAATGATCGTGTTGTGCTTTATGGAACGACAGGGATGCTTCAAATTGCTGGCATGAGTTTTACCATTTCCTCCGTTTCCGGTTCTGGATTTACTCTCTTGGGTCTCGACTCAAGCGCGTTCTCCGCTCCTGCCACGGCTGTGAAAGCAAGGCTTGTATCTCCTGTCGATCCTGTTGCTCCTATGACTCTCTACGTGACTAAAATCACACAAGCGAGTCAAGCTGTTGTAACAGTGTCCACAAAGCATGATTACCAAGTGAATCAGTTGGTACACTTTAGTGTTCCTTCTTCAATGGGCATGCAGCAGATGGATCAAAAGACGGGCAAAATTGTCGCTGTGACGGATTATACCATGACAGTGGACATCAATAGCTCTTCTTTTAGCGCCTTTGCTTTCCCTGCAAGCTCACTTTCGCCAACATCTAGATTGTTTGCGACTGTGGCTCCAGCAGGTCAAAGAAATGGCTACAATGTGGATCAAGTGCCGTTCCACAGTGGGCTTTTCATTCCTTTTATCAGGCTTGCAGCCGGTGCTCAGTCACCTGCTGGATCTTCTGGTGATGTCATGGTATGGAAAGTTTGGAGAAAGGAGAATTAATCTCCTTTTGCCGAAAGAGGGGGATGCATATCCCCCTTTTCCTAGTTGCGAAGTATCTTAACGAGATCTTTTTCTGAGAGTGGAGAAAAATTTTTATGAAACAATACACAACGCCGGAAGGCAAAAAACATGGCTTGATCAGCACCCTTCCAAATTCAAGTAAAACAATCAATGTGGATGCTAAGATCAAGGAAGAATACGAAAGAAAGCGCAAAGAAGACGGTAAAATCAAGAAGGCACAGTACCTTCACAAAAACGGGTCAGGCAATTATCTGGTGAAGCCATATTGCAGATACGCGGGAGAACCTCTCCAGATGTATTTGTTCCTGCACGGACACGAATATGAAGTTCCTTTTGGATTGATTGAAGAAGTAAATAATGTTAAAGAAGTGGAGAGGTCAGAGATTTTAGACAGAGATGGAATCCCGACCATAAAAGATAGAATACCAGACAAAACTCATAGATTTGTTCCAACAGGATTTTAAATGGTCGTACAAGCAAATTCCACTTTAGCGCAGATTAGACGGGATGTCAGATCCCTCACATCAAGCCCAGGTGAATCTAGCTTGCCGAATGCTGTGATTGATCAGAAGATCAATCAGTACTATTCGCAAAAGTTCCCTTACAGCATAAAGATGGATGTTTTAAGAACCGTCTACAGCATCTATACATCTCCTTTTGTGGATACTTATCCTCTGGATATCAACTCTTATCAGGGAATAAGAGCCCCCGTGTATTTTCAGGGAATACGGGGGCAGTTCTTTAAAGATAGACAGCAGTTTTTCAATATGTGGACTAGGTTTCCCACCCAATTCTTCCCGGTGCAAGGAGACGGGGTTACTCAAGTGTTTCAGTTCACTCTTGGAGCTCCAATCGGGGCTCGAACTGTTACGATTGGTGGAGTAGATATCAATGGAAATATCGTGAGGATCACCGATGATGGAGGAATTTTCGCTGCTACCTACGGTAACAAACGAACTAGTGGGAACCTTTTGCTCATTTCTTCAGATGTGCAAGGTGATATTGTGCCTCCTATTCCTCCATCTTCTCCTATTGCCTCAGTAAATCCTCCAGCAATAAACCCAGAAATACCTACAAACGCTCTCAATGTCGGTACAGTTGACTATGTAACTGGCGAATTCAACATCTCTCTTCCCACGCCCTTAAAAGTAGGCTCTCAGCTGAGCGTATGGGTTTACCAGTATCAAGCAGGAAGACCTTGGTGCCTTCTTTTTTGGAACAACGAATTCACAGTGCGTCCTATTCCTAATGACGTTTACAAGATCGACGTAGAGGCTTATCAAGTGCCAACGCAATTCATGTCTACTACTCAAGATCCTACTCTAAATCAATGGTCTCGCTTGATTGCTATCGGGGCAGCGGTCTATATCTTGGAAGACCGTCAAGACGTGGAGGGAGTAAATTTCCTTGGGGAGATGTACGATCGAGAAGAGAGTATCACTCTCGAGAGACAGGCGACCGAGGAGATTGGTCAAAGGAACACTACCATGTTTGCTGATATAATACAGTCTCAGAATTATGGAAACTTTAACAACTCATGGTTTTAGAAAATTAGCAATTTTAGTAGAGGTAGCACAATGGAAAAGAACTGGATCGCAGAGGCAGTCAAACACAAGGGAAGTTTGCATCGATCTCTTCATGTTCCACAAGGAAAGAAAATAGGAATGAAGAAGATTGAGGAAGCCACGCATTCTAAAAGTCCAACAGTTCGCAAGAAGGCTAACTTAGCAAAGACTCTTTCCAAACTTAGAAAGAAAAAATGATACATGTAAAGCATAAGCGTCTTATAGATTTTAGGGAAAAGTACGATTTAAGCGTGGAAGTATATAGCAAGGAAAATATCATGAAGATTGTGAAAGAGGCTTTATATGCAGTATCAAAAAATTATCCATCAGATAATCGGCGATTTTAATGGCAAGAGCATACGATCCATTGCATATCGGAGGTCCTAAAGAAGGTCTTGTTTCTCAATATCCGGATCACCTCCTTGCTAACGATGCGTTTCCACAAATGTTGAATGCGTATACTTGGAGAGGAAAGATCGTACGAAAGCCGGGTAATAGACTCATAGGACGTTTAAGGCGATCTCTAACTGCGCAATCATTAGGCAACACTGATGGATCGGGATCATTTTCAGGAAACATCAAGTCTATTCTATCCTTGGAAACAAATGCTGAGATTGAAGAAGGATTTCAGATACATGTTGGCGCATCGCTATATACCGACAATGGCGATGGCACGCTTTCTCCCAATGGTGCCATTAATTATTCTACTGGCGCGGTTTCTTTTTCAGCAGCTCCTACAACAACTGCTGTAACAATAGATTTTGCCTATTTTCCTACACTTCCATCAATGGGCCTCCGTCTCAGGGAGCTATCGTCCATAAATTTTGAGGAAACGGTAGCCTTTGATACAAAGTATGCATATATATTCTCGACAGGACAATGGCAAGAGTTCATCCCTGGTACTACTTGGAGCGGAACAGATAGCGATTTCTTCTGGTCAACTAACTACTGGCAAGACGCGGCTAATAATCGCCTATTTTGGGTCACAAACAATGTAGCTAATGTGAGTAATCCGATCCGATATAGCAATGGATCATCTTGGACCTCATTTGCTCCTCCATTAGATTCCACGGGAACTCCATCCCTCCTTTTGCAATGTCTCATCCTCATTCCTTTTAGAAGCAGGTTGGTTGCTTTCAATACCTTTGAAGGGGTTTCGTACGGTTCTGGACTTCGTTATGCCAACCGTATTAGGTGGTCAACGATAGGGAGTCCTATTACATCAGACTCATGGTTTGACGATGTGCAAGGCAAAGGTGGATTTCTGGATATGCCAACTTCACAATCCATCGTAGGCGTTGGATTTGTCAGAGACAATCTAGTGATCTATTGCGAGCGATCTACATGGCAGCTCAGATATACCGGAAGATCCATTCAGCCATTTGTTGTTGAGAAAGTGAACACCGAACTTGGAGCAGAAAGCACCTTTTCGATGGTAGCATTTGACGAGGCTCTTGTTGGTATCGGAGACAAGGGTATTGTTTCGTGCGATAGTTTCTCTAGTCAAAGGATCGATCCAAAAATCCCTGACTTCGTATTCAATATCAATAACGAAAATAACGGTCCAAAACGAGTTCAAGGATATAGGGATTTTGTTCAAAAAGTCTGTTTCTTCAATTACCCAACTCCTAGAGAAGGGTATGATTCAAACAAGTTCCCAGATTATAGGCTTCTGTACAACTATGATGAGGCTTCATGGGCAATCATGAAAGACTCTTTCACATGTCTAGGTCCTTTTCAGCCCGTAGATTCTCCTCGTTGGCAAGATGTGCTTGAGGCATGGGAAGACCTCAATTATGCGTGGATATCAAGGAGTGCTCTTTTACCTACTGTTTCTGCTGGTAATCAGCAGGGTTACATCATGCAAATCACAAATAACGAAGATCAATTCACGTCCAACGGTGATTCTCTTTGTATTCAAGATATCTTAGCGACTCAAGTTATCAAATGCGTGGATCATAATTTCATTGGAGGAGAGATCGTCCAGATATTTGGAACCACTTCAGGGAATTCTAATCTTCAAGGCATATTTGCAGTATTTCGTATCATCGATAAAGATTCATTCACCGTCGCTTCCTACAACTCAAACACCGGTCAATTCGATAATGAGCAACGATTAACTGCCTCTCCCTATCTCGGGCTTTGGGAAATAGCCATAAGGGATAATTTCAGTATCCTGAGCAAACGCTTTAACAAGCTGGAAGAAGGTCAAAACATACAGTTGGGATGGGTAGATGTTTTGACGCCAGTCACGTCTGATGGAGCGGCGACGATGAATGTATATCTGGACTACAATTTTAGCTCTCCAATCAATCAGTATCCTGAAAACAATATCTCTGGCTCATCATCTCCAGACCCTGTATTCAACAGCATTGTCCCCACTTCTCAAGAGGCGGGGATTAATTCGATTCAATCATGGCATCGAGTCTATTGCAACGTAAGAGGTAATTTCTTCGCCATACAATGGACGCTCAGTAACTCCCAGATGAATGGAAACGAGTGTTTGCAGTATTTTGAGATTGATTCGCAAATTTTATGGACAAGAAGCGCAGGTCGCCAACTTACAAATTCTTAAAGGTAAAAAATGGCAGTATATCAACCAACAATCCCTCAGCCGACAGATAAATTAAATGCAAGCCAGAAGGACATTCAAGATAACTTCACTGTTCTTGATGCATCTTTTGGTGTAGATCATACCGCCTACAGCGTATCATCCAACGTTGGATTCCATAAGAAGATTACCATTCAGGATTCTCTTTTAGCAGATCCAAATCAGGTCGCTCCTATTAGTTCTTTTTACACGAAGGGAACCCCATCTCAGTTGTTCTTTCAAAATGGCGCTCTTGCGTCTGATGTAGTCCAGTTAACTGGGTCTCTTCCAAATGAAACCGGAAACGATGGTTTTGGTGGTGGATATACACTATTTTTCCTTCCTTGGGCCTTAAAATTATTCATGGGGTCAACGGTTGCTGCATCGGGCTCTACCAACTACACTTTAAGTGGGACGACTGGCTTTGGAAGCCTTATCTATACTTCTCAATGCACTCCTTTCGGAGGAGGTTTTGTTTCTTTAACATTTTCCCCCTCAGGAGGCACAAAAAATTTTAACATCACGAGATCTGCTTCCATTCCAACGCGCTGGATGGTGATCACAAACTAAAATGCTTTCCCGCTCACAGTGCTACGTGGAGGCACTTTTATGACTTCGTCAAACCAGCAGCTTCAGAGCTATCTTCCTCTTTATGATACCGTCCCTCAAGGATGGCAGGAAGCTAGACAAAAGATCGTAGAAGATCTTCGTTTTATTAGCGATGCAGTCAATGCTCGCGAGATCGGATGGTACATTCAGGACCAGGTAATCACTGGTAAGCAATGCTTCTCTACTGTATCTGCATCCGGATTGAATGATCTTGGACGGAGCAATGTCTACCGAACGATCTTTAGAAAGGTCATTGATTTCGGAGCATTGCCTAACACAGCAGTAAAGACCGTTCCTCACGGCATCCTTTTCAATGCCAACTTTACTCTCATCCACCTTTACGCAAGCGCAACGGACCCTGTAGGATTCACTGCATTTACTCTTCCAGGTGCAAACTCTTCCATTGAGATGGACGCCACGAAGATAATTGTCACCACAACTTCCAATTTGTCCAACTACACACGTTGCATTGTGGTGGTCGAATATCTTTTGGAACAGTAGGTTTTTGAAAATTTTATTCCTGAGGACGCATGAAAACCCAGTCCTTTAGGACTGGGATGAAATGCGCCTTTTTACAATTTGTCCAACTATATAGGTTGTGTCGTTATGATTGAGTATCTTTTGGAGACCTGATATGAACGAAAAAGATTCAGAACAAATTATAAAAATGGTTGAAAGCTTGAAAAATGCATTCGATGAGCAAGGAGTAGATACTCTTGTGCAGGGTGTTTGCTGCACAATCCACTCAGTTCATTGCGCACAGAAAATCAGGATGCCGTTAGAGGATTTTATCTCTAGTGCTATGACATACTGGGAGACCATACAAGGGAGTACGTGAATTTTCGAATTCTTTTTCGTCCGTCCGTAATGTAAAAAATCTTTTGTGATACAGTGTGAAGAAAAGGTTAACATATGTCTCTCTTCTCATCTCTAAAACATATTTTCGCTGGTCGCAAAGGTAAGTTCGAACAAAGATCTCTCCTAGGCCCCGAACAGCAAGCTCAACTACAAAATCTCATGCAAGCGTCGCAGGGAGCTGGAGCCGGAGGTGCATTCGGGCAAGCGGCCGATTACTACCGCGATCTTCTTTCTCCAGATAGCCAAACAGCTCAAGCCATGATGGCGCCAGAAATGCAGAGATACCAGCAAGAGATTATCCCCGATCTTGCTGAGCAATTTGCTGGAGGAGGAAGTGGGGCTCTATCTTCTTCAGGATTCCGTAACGCAGCCGTCAGAGCAGGAGCTGACTTATCCGAGCGTCTAGCCGCGATGCGTGCTGGTCTAAGACAGCAGGGGGCGTCAGGACTATTTGGTATAGGCCAGCAAGCTATATCCCCTTCCTACTACCAAAATATGTATCGTCCCCGAACGCCAGGTCTCCTCGAAAGTGCGGCGCAAGGTTTTGGAGGAGCCATATCCAATCTCCCTCTAATGAATTTTGGGAAGTCCTTTCAGCAAGGCCAGCAGCAACAAAATCCAATGCCAATGGGGTAAACGATGTCCATACAGATCATAGATGAACCTAGGGGTTTTGCAGCAGCCTTTGGGCAGCAATTGGGCAAGGGAATCGGCGAACAGCTTCCAAAAACGATGGAAAGGTATGGAGTCGCCAAAAGTTTGCAGGAACTTGAAAAGATGGGGAGCCTTCCCGCAGGATCTGCAAGGCTTGCAGCTCGTGGAGGTGCCGAATTAGCGAAAGAGTACATTCCATTTTTAAGAAGGTCTCAGTACGAACAGGAATTGAAGAAGCAAGCGCTGCCAACTACTCAGGCAAAACAAGAAGCTCCATCGACAATGCGGCCTGCTTTGTCCTCAGAAGCTGTGTCGACTGAGAAGCCGATGAAAGATAGCTTTGGCTTCAAGTGGAAATCTCCTGAGCAAATCCAGAAGTTTCAAAGGACTTTTGAAAAGCCTATCGGGTCAGACGTTAGACAAAAAGAGATCGAGGTTATCAGAGATCCAGCTTACGCCCATATCACCGATCCACGAGAAGTTAGAAATATCGCGCGGGATCTCCTTGAAAGGGACAAGGAAGCACAAAGAGAGTGGAGTAGAGATTATAAAGAGAGCGCAAAACAGGATCTAAGCACTATTTTTCAGGATCCAGACCTTCAGAGCTACACGTCTCTTTCGGGAGAGATGCTCAATGAGCTTTTAAGGCAGGGCGAGTCTCTTAGGGAAGAGGGATTGAACCCTCAAGAAGCAAAACTTCTTACGACTGAAGCCGCTAAGAGAATGAAAACTGCCATGCTGAATATCCGAGAATCATCCGCTAAGATAGGAAAGCAACAAAATAAGATAAACACTCTTCTTTCCAACAGGGAAGATTTTGAAGACACCCCTTTTATAAAAGCTTTTGATGATGCAGCTATTTCCATGCTTAACATAAGCCCTGCAATTTATGGGAATATCCTTCATCCAGTGGATAGAGAAGATCAAATGAAAATCATTCGATCAGCAAGAGTCGCTCCCATATGGTCTCCCAAAAAACGAGAAGAAAAAATGACGCAGCTAGCCCTATCCATAAAGCCAGGGGACGACATCAATGCCATCCAATACGAGCTTCTCAAGAATAAGATAAAGCCATCCATTTTTAAGAAAGCGATTGATAAGGAAGTTTCGAGAGGAAACCTGATTCTGGATGATAAACAGAAAGCTCAAAATAAAAAATCTGTTAGCGATAAATTTGGATATGGAGATCTATTTTTTGAGGCCACAAGATGATACCTACTTTGCTAAACGTCGTGAAATATATGCCGAAATCGGTTGCGCTAAAAGCCTTGTCAAAAGTTTCCCCGTCCCTGAGGAACTACTTTTCTAGCTCCGTTGCATACGGATTGGATGCGAATGCCGCCCTTGATTATCTGTATAAAAGGTTCTCTGATGACCCTATGGAGGAGCTAGAAAAGAAGCCCACTCCTACTCCTGAAGAGAAAGTTGCTATGCAGTCAGCAAAAAGGGCAAACCAGCCCTTTGACTTAGCAAAAAACATTGCTGGTTTTGGATTAGGTGCTTTAGCGGCATCTAAGGGAAAACAGCCAGAAAATGCCGAATCTCCTCAACAACCTGCTAAGATGCTCCAACAGCAACAAAACTTTCAGCAACCTCCTTTATCTAGCCCTCAAGCGAAATTCAGTGCATTTTCTAATAACTTCCCTAATCTTTCTCGGTTCATCCAAAAAGGCATGGATCGTGGATTGAGCCTTGAAGATACGGTTTCTTCTTTGAGAAATATTGGATCTTTGCAGCCTGAAATCATGAGCGCAGAAAAGAAGACAAACATGGATTTAGAATCGATACTGAGATACATATTCGGAGATGATATCCCTTCTTCAAAATCGCAACCATACCAGACCTCTTCTACAAACAAAGATATCCTTTTGAAGAATCTTCAAAAGATTGAGAGAATGAGAATGAGGAAACCTATAGGTTAATCATGTGCGATTTGGAACTCACAGATTTAGAAATAGAAAATGTGTGTTGTTCTTGCGGTCAGGATAAGAGTTTCTTAGAATTTAGAGATTCTTTTACTTACAGTTATTGTGTCGATTGTTGTGAACATATAGATGCAGGAGAAACTGAGTGAGTCCAGATGAACTTTTGGATGAATTATTAGATTCTTTGCAATCTTATCTTGAATCTGGAGGAGATCTTGATGAAGAGCTGGCTGAAAGACTTAATCGACAGATTGAAGGATTGGTTGGAGAGATTGAAAGCGCAGGAGAACTAGGAATTGCACCGCCTCCTATAGAGCCTCCCATAACCGGAGGAGCTCTTCAACGTCCGCAAGGAGTTGAGTTGCTTTGGATCCTTTCTAATGGAGATATCAATGCTTTTGTAGACTACCTAAGAACGTATCCAGGAAAAGGACTTTTAGAACTTTCAGAAAGTCCTGATAGGCTTTTGCAAGTAATCGAATATCTTCAGAAAAATAATCCTATATCGGAACTCCCATCGGAAGACGAAATACCAAATGTCAAGTATAGATCAAGTAATGTCATAGGTATGAAATATGACATGAATGGAAATGTTCTTGTTAAATTTTTCGGAAATGGAAAATCTAACCCAATCTATAGATATTCAAATGTCCCAAATCAGGTGATTGCTCTTCTTGAAGAAGGAAATGCATTTGCTAGGACACAAGGATCAAATTCTAGAGGATCATGGTGGAAGATGAAAAATCCATCAATCGGAGCAGCTGTCAATCAATATCTCAAAGAGGCAGGATATCCTTATCAAAAAGTTGCTTGAAATGACATTTTTCACGACAAAGTCGACTAACTTCAAAAGACATACAATAATTTGTAGCTTTCTAGTAAGTAAAAATTTAAAGTTGCGTTAAGAACAAAGGTTTTGCCTATGACCCTACCTCCATTCGGCCAAGATCCTCTCGGATATGTAGGCCTTGTTGCAGCAGAGCAACCAAATTTTATCACAGCAGATCGAGATCCTACAGTAAATGATCAACAAGACCCCGGTACGCAGTGGTTCAATCGATCTGCGACTCCTAAAAAGATTTACGAGAGCTTAGGAGCTGGCCAGTGGGAAGAGGTTGCAGGACCTGGAGCTTCCGGTATACAAACTCTAAGTGGGGACACAGGCGTAGCATCCCCTTCTGTAGGAAATATACAGATAGCTACAGGCGCTAATCTTACAACATCTGCATCTGGATCAACTGTCACAATTACCTTAGACGGCAATGTGCCTACCTTATTTGGTGGCAATAGCGGAACCGGAGGTGCTATTGGGAATCTCATTACTTTGTTTGGACAAGGATCGGTTCTTACAGGAGCCACTGCAGGCCAGGTAAATATTCGAGGCGATGGGATTAAGTCTGTTATCGGAAATTCCGGAACAGCTACGGGTCCCATATTCCCTAACGCTGGAGCTAACCAAATAACTATTGTTGGATCTGGGGCAATCACAACAACAGGTTCAGGATCAACACTCACCATCTCTTCTAGTGCTCCTTTTAATAACAGCTGGGTGGTAGCTACCACATCACCTTATAACTTAGCGGTAGGCAACAACCTACTTTTTGATGCGTTGACCGGACAAATCAATCTTCCAAACATTTCTGCATCTCCTGGTATATCGGTTGGATATGGCGTAGAAATATTGGCCGTGACTAGCGTGTCTTTACCTGGTATTAAAGTACAAGCAGTGGCTACAGCAGATAACATTATCTTTGCTCCGGCTACTAACGATTTTAAGAATGTCACTAGCACCTCCACAGGAGCTGCAATAAGACTTATTGTGGTAGAAAAAACCGGTTCTACTGGTTTGTGGCAAGTTGTTTCAAGTATGGGAAGCTGGACAGGAGGTTCATAATGGCTCTCACAAGATTTAATGCATCAGGGACTTTTGGATCTACCCCATTCTTAGTAGGATCTATTCAAAATGGAGCAGCTTATGCAACTATAGCGGAGGCTCTACTAGATGTTTCGGCTGGCAGCGTGGTTATTATTCAGCCAGGAACTTACACCGAATCTATCACATGGCCAGCTAACATTGATGTGCAAGGATCTTCGTCATCTATCACAAATCCAGCTGTCACTATCATAGGAAACCAAACTTTTAGCAACGCAGGTGAGCTAGCTTTTTATGGCATATCTTTTAGCGCTTCTTCTGGATCTATTTGGACGACAGGACCAAGCGGCGTAGGCGTTCAAAACGTAGACTTTGATACGTGTAAATTCGAGAATTCGGCTGGTAAGTGCTTGACATCTGTATCAGCTCTAGGATCTTCAAGCATTACTTGTAATAACTCTAACTTCCTGTCTAGCGGAGATGTTTGCTTAGATATCTCCAATGCTAGCTTTGCCGCATTCAATTCTGCTGTGTCATCTATCACTCATGATGGAGCAACTTTGGGTGCTTCAGGAAATTTAAGTCTCAAAGCTTCTTTTTTGGAAGCAACTTCTGCATATGGGGTAGTTTTAACTGATGCCTCTGCTTCTTTTTCTAGTGAGGGTGGAAATTTGATTGCAGTAGAACCTATACGTTTTACGGCAGCCGCTGGAGCTTCTTCTATTAGAGATGCCTTTTCTACTTCAGGAACGAATTATGTTTCTTCAAGTATTCCTGGACCTACATTAGTTATTGGATTGCCTCTTTTCCCATCAGGTAGCTCTATAGCCGATCCTAACGTGACTGTGGTTGATGTCTCTGCAGGTGGTGGAGGGATGGATATCAACGGTCTTACCGGATATCCTCTTACGGTAGATCATGGAGGAACAGGAGCAACGTCTTTGACAGATCACGGCATTTTGCTGGGATCTGGCACTAGTGCAGTTACGGTAACCTCTGCTCCTTCTGATGGCCAACTTTTGATCGGCTCAACAGGAGCAGATCCTGTTCTTGCAACTTTGACGGCTGGCACAGGTATTAGCATTGTAAACGCTTCTGGAAGCATTACTCTTTCGTCATCTGGTACTATCCCATGGGTCTTGCAATCCGCATCTACGACTTTGGCTGTCAATACTGGTTATTTTGTGTCTTCTGGAGCCCTATTATTGGCTCTTCCAGCTACATCAGCAGTAGGAGACATTATTGAAGTGAGCCTTCTTGATAGCGCAACTTCCTTCCAAATCACGCAATCTGCTGGTCAGCAGATTCGTGTCGGATCTACTACAACGACATTGGGAGCTGGAGGAACTCTTACAAGCACAGCTTTTGGTGATAGCCTGAAACTAGTTTGTTATGCATCAAATACTTTATGGCAATGCATGTCTATAATTGGGAATTTAACAGCAGTTTAAGAGAGGATTTATGGTCACAGCAAACAGTTTAAACGCCAATAGCTCGACTCCTTTTGAAGTGCCTAATGGAGGCACAGGCGCATCTTCTCTTACCAATCAAGGGATTCTACTAGGTCAAGGAGCTTCGGCATTCATTGCTACTGCGGCCCTTACAGATGGTCAGCTATTGATAGGGTCTACTGGATTGTCTCCAGTTCCAGCGTCCCTGACGGCTGGAAGTAATATCACCATCACCCCTGGTGCTGGATCTGTCACAATCGCAGCTTCAGCTTCATTTTTACCATGGACTACTGTTGGTGGTACATCTCAATCGATGTCTGTAGACAATGGTTATAGATCCACTTCAGGGTCTTCAACTACTTTTACTCTTCCAACAACCGCAGCTCAATATACCACCATACGTGTTGCTGTAGACGGATCTGGTGCTGTTGCTATCGCTCAAAATGCTGGTCAGAATGTCAGATTTGGGAACCAAATTTCTACAACTGGAGCAGGAGGCTCTTTGACTTCTACTTCACAGGGAGATTGTCTAGAGCTTCTTTGTACGGTTGCTGATACTTCCTGGGTAGTTTTATCATCTGTAGGCGCATGGAACGTGGTATAGAAAAGGAATAAATTGTGGCAATTGTAAATTCTGATAATAAGTTTGGAACTAATCGTTTTATAGTTTCTCCTAATGCTGGTGACGGTGCATTCACTTCTATTCAAGATGCTGTCGACGCAGCAAATGCAGCTGGAGGCGGTGCTGTACTTATCAATCAGGGAAATTACACAGGAAACGTATCCCTAAAACCTCAAGTATTTTTGTACGGTCTCACTGTAGCTAAAAATAGCAATATCATAATCTTAGGAACAATTGATGTCACAGATGTGAATGGGAATACCGGCATGGAAAATGTACAGGTAGAGTCTCAAGGTTCTGATAATGCCGTTGATATATCCAACAATTCCGGGTCATTTTGTAATGTTTTCTTTAACGGGTGCATTTTAAACAGTGCTTTAGGATCTGCGATTGTATCTACCGGAACAGCCCTATCTTCAGTATCTCTCAGCATCGTCAACACGGATGTTCAAGGAACTGTGTATGGGTTGGATTTAGTATCTTATACACAAATTCAAATGCAGTATTCTTCAGGCATTGCCGGAACGGCTGTAGGTAGGTTTGGGCCATCCACTCAAGCCAACATCTTTTTCAGTATATGCAATGCGTTTGGAGGGCAAGGATTCATCATTAACGATCCGTCCGTGACGTTAATTCTTTTAAATTGCTTTGGATCATTCACTAATGAACTCGTAGATTTTGCATCTGCTGGAACAGCTGTTGTTGTATCTTGCGGATTTTCGTGCTCTTCAGGATCTGGTAATTGGGCGTCTGGCGCAGCAGGAACTCTTACATTCTCTAGCATATCGGTAATAGGATCATCAGGGATAGCCCCTGGCATTACTAGGGTTAACGCGGCTTTTCTCCCTTACTCTACAGCAGGAAACACAGGAACTGCGATCAGAGGCTCTTCAGGTTTTGATTCATCATCATTCTCTATCACAGATGGATTCGTGTCTCTGTCAGGAACTGGTTCAATGGTTCGCCAAACCATCAGCTCCAATCAAGCTCTTGCGGTTAACAATGCATACTATGTTACAAGCGGAGCTCTTTCTCTTAGCTTGCCAGCCACAAGTTCTGTGGGAGATATAGTACAAGTAACCCTTGCTGGTGGCACGTCTTATGATATAACACAAATAGTCGGTCAGCAAATGCGCATTGGTTCTGTCATGTCTACTATAGGAGCTGGTGGAAGCGCAACTACAACCGCAGATGGCGATTCTATATTACTTGAATGCACAATCGCTAATCTTGAATGGACGGCAACATCTGTCATCGGAAATTTTACGGTGGTTTAAATTCAAATTAAAGGTTACTCATGGCTCAAAATAACGCGGCTAATGCGAATTCAACTACACCCCTCTCTGCAACCAATGGTGGCACAGGTGTATCTAACCCAATAGCAAATGGCATCCTTGTTGCAAATGGATCTTCAGCTGTCTCTTCAACTGTTTTAACGAATGGACAACTCCTTATTGGGTCTACTGGGATGGCTCCTTCTGCCGCATCTCTTACATCTACTGGATCTACAATCTCAGTAACTGGAGGAGCAGGAACCCTTAATGTGGATCTAGCAGCTCCTGTGAGCGTTTCTAACGGAGGCACAGGCGCAACTTCTCTCACTGATCACGGAGTGTTACTAGGGTCTGGGTCAGGAGCGATTACGCCCACAGCGGCACTGACAAACGGACAACTTCTCATAGGTTCAACCGGAAATGATCCGGCAGTTGCTACGCTCACAGCAGGAACAAACATTACCATTACAAATGGCGCAGGCTCGATCACTATCGATGCTGTCGGAGGTGGAGGATCTTCCTATTACGTAGTCGCAGGGAATTCAGGCGACCAAAACAACGTAACAGGAAATGGTACTTCTTATAACTTGTCTTGGTCAAGTTCCTCTCTCTCAGGATTTACGACGTCTGGATCTACAGGTTTCGTAGTGCCAGCAACCGGTAAATACTTGGTGAACTTGACTCTAAACACTGGTGGGTATGTTGCATCTACAAACTCTACTCAGTTCTTCTTGTCAAATGGAGTAACTAATTATACTATGTGTGATTTTAATTCATATCCTATTATAAGCTACTATGGAACTCTATTATACTCAACTTCTCTAATGTTAGATCTAACAGTTAGTCAAACTGTTACAACCTCATTCCGTGTCAGCGGTGAAGGGGCAGATATCATTGATATTTTTGGAGATGGGGGTTTATTTGTATATCCACGATTAACAATCATCAATGTTGGATAATGACATGTCAGCATACAGCATACAAGCTAAATATGAAAAAGCTAGATCAGTTAATACCATCAGTTCTTCTTTTGTGGCTGTAGGCGATCCTTTAGAACATTCAGCCAGGATCTTGAGATATGTGAATGCGACATCAAGTACAGTTTTTATCTCTACAGATGGGGTTAATGTGCATGATGTTATGTTCCCTAACAGTCAATTGACTATAAATGTGGGAACCAATAGAGGCAGTGTTTCTTCCGAATTTTTGTTTCCTCAAGGAACTCAATTTTATGTTTCTGGAAATCCTGGTTCTGGAGTTTTTGCAATCATTTCTATCTACGCAATATGAAAAGGTATGAATCGTGAGTGTGACAGATACTTTTGGATCTAATCCATTAGGATATCTAGGGATCAATGAAAGGACTCAGCCTTTTTTTATTTCGATGGATCGCGCTCCTAATACAAACGATTGGCAATCTTTTTTTCCTGGAGACCAGGTCAGAGATACCTCTGTAAATCCTCCTGATATCTACGAATGTGTGAGCGTCTCAAATCGACAAGGCATTTGGAGGAAGATTACAAACGAGAATGAGGGTGAGCTTAGGGAGCTGTCTGCTTCTTCAGGATCAAATCCAGTTACTCCTGATACGAACGGCAATATCAATATCTTTGCTGGAGCAGGAATTACTACCACAGCTACAGCCAATACGATCACTATTGCAGCAACCTCTGGGAGTGGAGATGTCGAAACGTTGGAAGGAAATTCTGGAGGCCCTGTATCTCCGGATCCTAGTGGGAATATTTTCCTTAATGGTGTTGGAAATATTACGACAAGTGGTAATCCAGGCACTCATGTAATTGACTTTTCTTTATCTGGCATCACAGACCACGCGATATTAGTGGGTGCCCCCTCAGACTCTATCCAAAACAAGCTTCTAACGAATGGACAAGTACTCATCGGTTCAACTGGTTTAGATCCTGTCGCAGCAGGGCTCACCGCCGGTGCTAACATCACGATTACGCCAGGGGCAGGATCTATCACGATTGCTGCAACAGGCGGATCCGGATTCACTTCGATCAACCAGCAAGTGTTTACCTCTTCAGGAACCTATACGCCAACAGCAGGCATGTCCTATTGCTTTGTCGAATGCGTTGGCGGAGGCGGAGCTGGTGGAGGCATCCAGCAATCACCATCTGCCAAAACTGGTGCTGGTGGAGCTGGCGGTGAATACCGAGCGGGGTATTTCAGTGCTGCGACAATCGGAGCTTCTAAGCCAGTTACAATAGGAACAGGTGGTACTGGTGGAAATGCAGACGGAGGTCCTGGATCTGCAACTTCTTTGGGCGCTTTGATTTCCGCAAACGGAGGAGGAGGGGGGACCGGTAATAGCACCCTTAACACTCCCGTCCCTGGAGGAACAGGAGGTACCGGAGGAACTGGCGGAACAATATCCGTAGAAGGTTCTGGCGGGGGTACGTGCTGTACGCCTAGTACTAGTACTGGCGTGCGAGTTTCAGGATATGGTGGACAAGCCGGGAAATATAGCGGACAAACGAGAGGCATATATGACGCGTCCTCGGGAGGCAGCGCACCATATAATGGAGGAGACGGCGTCAGTTATGGTGGCGGCGGAAGTGGAGCTACGGGACAGAACTTCATTCCGGACGGCATTGGAGGCTCAGGTGCAGATGGCCTCGTAGTCATCACGGAGTACATCTTATGAGCAAGCACAAGAAAAACAACATAGCTAAAGTCAAATCTCACCTCAAAGGCGATATCAAGACGTTTGAGAAAGAGAAAAAAGAAGACAAAGAATTGCTCAAAAAACTCGGGAAGGCGAAGTAATGGATCGGAAGATGAGAATTCAGGTGGGTCGTCCACTCAAGAAGGCCGAGAGCCTAGTCAAAAAGGCCGAGAAAGCTAACACGAAGTTAGCCGATTACGACGAACGCGTTCGCGATCCGCAGATCAAGAAATTGAAGTCTCTTGAGAAGAAGAGGAAGTGAATTTATCATGACCTTGGAAAACGTAAACCTTTCTTGAAGCAGATAATCTGCTCATGCATGCGTCACCCAGTTGATGACAAAGGTCATTGTAGCTGAAGTTGGTAGTTGCGATACAAGACTTTTTCAAGTCGCTTCTTTTGTCCAGAATCAGGTACAAAAACTCTTGAAACCCTTCGCTTGGGAATCGGTGCCCTATATCGTCCAAAACAATCACGTCGTGAATACTCCCTCAGCTAAAGCAGAAGGCTTCTCCATGGACAAGCTTGCGCCCATTCCAAGGACCTTTACTCTTAGCCACACCCAGTGTGTGGCGAGGGCTTCTAGGGATTGGTTACCCAGGCTATCTATTCCGAGAGCCAAAATGTTTAACAGTTTTGGTAAGAGGAACTTGTCTCAGGAAGTTCTGTCAACTACGCCGAATAGCTTAGACTGAGTGAGGAATTACGGCAAGTCGCGATTCATCTCGGACCTGAAGGGCCTAGTTTTCTCGCGTCCGCAGGGTAAGCTTATGGCTCTTGAGGCAAGAATTAGAGTCATCCGTATGGAAGTTAACCAGAAGTGAGCTGCTCGCTTTTTCCGCAAAACTCAAACCCATTGCATTTTTTCTATTCGGAAGGC